TTACTTTGTATTTTTTAGTCATTTTAGCTCCTTTTGTTTTTGTTTGCGAATGGGGATACAGGTCAATCCCAGTTAGCCCCCACTCTCCCATGTATATAAGATAGGTAATTCTTAATGTCAAGTTTATTTTTAAAATATTTTTCCACTGCGCCACAGCTTGTAGCGCAACGACCATCAGACTCTGGTGAGCTGCCAGCGTCCTGAGCCGTGATTCATTGTTCATGGATCATGGTTGAGAAACGGGAATGGGAAACGGGAATGGGAGTTTGAGAACGGTAGCCCAACGGACGCTAAACAGGAGCTAATTATTTAGAGGATGTCGAGCTACCAACCACGGATATAATCATCGTGGGATATGAAGTCAAGCATTATTTTTTTATTATTTTCGAACCAGCTTCCTGCTGCCTGGAAGGGAGGCCAGGATGGGTGATTATCTTATTCAGAACCGCGGGCCACGAAACGGGGTGCGGGAAATGGGAAACGGGAAACGTGGCGAACGGATCACGGTGCAAGCAAGAGTTGTAGTCGTAAAGTTTTGCGTCTCTCTGCCTGAGGTCGTAATTTAAGATAAATACTTTACCACCAGCAGAACCACGTTTAACAATCCACGCTTTTTGATATTTAGTTAGCGGAGTTTGCTTTCTCTTTTTTACCTTTAGCTCAAGCCAAAATTCAGTGCCTTGATAGCATCCATTCACATCAGGAATACCTAGTCCAATATTAGTTTCTATTCTTTGAAAGTGTACGTTTGGCAACGCTTTTTTTATTTTTTGATACAGCTTCGATTCTTCTTTTGGCATCGAATTTTCCGTTTACTAATTGCGTTTGTAGATAGGGTAAAAACCATTTGTTATCTCTAAACACTTGAGAAAGGGAATTAGAGATTGCGTTAACAATTAGTTCCTCGTTTTCTTCTTTGGAAAGTAGATTTCCTTGCGAGTTGAGTCCGGTTTGATAGACACAAGCGTGAATGACTTCGTGCAAGAGGGTGTTTGCCTCTGATCTTGCATTTTGTTCTTTCTGGATATCGATTTTAGCGTTACTACTGTCATATTCACCTAAAATATTATCATCTTTTTTGTCTGCTGTCTCGAAGTTTATTATATTAATTATAATATCTTCGTAGCCTATTTTAATTTTTTTTTTCATTAATTCTAATCTCCACCGCACCCATAGACATGTTTAAGTGCTTATTGTGTACTCTGTTAAACTGTACCCAAAAATCTTCTTTAACTTGATTCTTTTTCATCCTCGATTTCGAGGACTTTTTCAAACGGTATCTCATCTTTAAGCTCATTGATTGTTTTGATTAATTCGTCTTTTGTCATTGCAGACAAGTCCTGGACTTTAATCTCTTTTCGATCAATGTAAAAGCCTGCTGCTTGACCTAGTCTAAACTCTGCATTGATTGCAGCAGCTAACTGGTTCTTGTCTTCGGCTTTTTTAGATAATGAATCTAATCTTTTTAAATGTCTAAGATAATCTTTATAAGTATTAGTTTTCATGTCGCGCAATCTTTCGATATATGCAACAACATGAGGAAACTTATCTGGGTTTGTTAAGAGACTGCCCCACTTACCTGTTGTAGTCTCAGCGTATCCGGCGTGACGAGCAGCTTCTTGTTTCGTACAATCAGGGTAATTGGTAACATAGAATTCTGCAAACGCACGTTGCTTACCCGTTAACAACTCAGCTCCTTTTAGATTTGCTTTGACTTCTTGAACTAAATTTTCCATAGATTTTTAGTTATTATATAGATATCTCCATGTAAATAATACAACAAAGGTAAAAAAAGTTTTCTTGTCCAGTAGAGTAATAGTACATATATGTTTACAATATTGATTATTAATATTGTATTCATTGAATATATTGAATTTAGTGTTCAGTGTACTTTCAGGGTAGTATGCTGAAAGAATAACTGTTGGTATATATATCTTATTTGATGTTTTCAGCTTGTCAGTGTACTTTTGAGTTTATTTTTGTGTAGTGACATGAAAAGGTCTAATGTATCTATATACATAGCTGAAATTTGTGTATTTACTTGGTTTTCGTTAGTCGGTGAGCTGAACGAATCAGCCCACCATAACTAACAAAAGGTAGGTGTGATATTTATATCACGGTCCGTGATCCGTGGTCAACCATACCTTACCCGTTGCTCACGGGTATACCCATACCGATCGGGTAACCTGTTGCAATAATGCAACTATTCTTCTTCATCCTCATCCTCGTCATCTTCGTAATCATCTTCGTCATGATCACACTTAGAATCTTCGAGTTCAATTGCTTTATCGCGTAAAGTAATTAAATCCTCTTCAATTCTATCAATGATGTCTTGGATTGTTTCTTCTTTTTTCTTTGCCATAGTCTACCTCCCCGAAGGCCAGATATACAAAAAATTATATGGGATAAAGCCCCGTAAAGGCCTTAATTTTTGCGGTATATGCCTGAAAGCTGTCAGGCATATAGCAAATCACTAATATAGTGCTTATTTCTTAAATGATTTTACAATATCTTCTGCAAAATCAGTGTAAAACTTCTGTACATTACCAAAGTAATTAGACCAGAACGTTTTTACTTCACTGTATGCAGGTATTTGAAATAGTTTTTCCATGTTTATCTCCTTGTTAGAATGTATATATATGTTGCACTGCAACATATTTCAATAGACACTCAAATCTTTTATTGAATTATTTTCTGCGACACTTTTACAAATTCTCCAAAATTCATCAATTGGCAACTCTTGTTTCATACGATTAACGACCATGCAGCAGAATACAATATTACCATCCTCGTAAGGTTTAGTGTTATCGAATCTATCTACGGATATATTATAAAACATTTTTCCCACTCCTTTTTTAAATGTCATCTCAATTCCAGAATAAGGACAATTCATTCCAAACTTTTCGTATTGCTCTTTCCATATTTCGATAAATTCATTCATGCTCAAGGTAATTTCATTTTTCTTTTCACGTCTAGTTTTACATACTACCATTTGATACAAACGTCTTACAAATGTAATTGAATTTTTAGAATGAGCTTCATTAAGTTTATCGTCTTTACATTTTTTGCACCATGGATGAAGTCCATCTTTAGCTACTGTTTTAGCGTAAAATAAATTAGTTTCTTTTTTTTGTTTGCAACTTGTACAAACTTTATAAAAAATCTCCTGTGCCGTCGTCAATGCTTCTACGTTCATTGTATTTTTTTCGCCAGTTAATGTAATTGATTTGTTCTTTAGTGAAATAGATTTGCTCATTGTCGACCATTTGGAGATATTTTTCTCTAACTGTTTCATCATTTAAATCCGCAAGATCGCAAATAATTTTAAAGTTTTCACTATCGTTTACAAACCATAAATGAGATTGGTATTTGAACATAATTAACGAACGTTCCATTCCTGGATAAATCACATCCTCGAATGCTCGTTGAATAACTGCTCTCCAAAGCTTTGTTTCTGGTAGGGTTTCTTCTTCGTGATATTCTGTTTTTAGCTCCTGCATTATATTTCATTTAGACGAAGGTCGGCAGGGTATGGTAGCTCTTTAACGAGATCAAACCGACCTTCATCCAAATCACTTTACTACACGTAGGCCACGCATAGCCAAACGATCCTTATTGGTTCGTTTATAAACTTCATCAAGATAAGATTTGAATCCTAATGTACTATCACTAAAGCCAAAATTGGTACCACAATAGAGACCGAATAGTACGGACGATACTTTCCTATACTCTTCTCTCGTTGTGCGAGATGCGATAATCGCTAATGTTTTTCCAAATTCTGTCTTGTCCACAAGTTTTCATTTGTTGTGCCAGCAGATTATTAGAATTAAAGATGTAAAAATAATTATTACTTCAACCCAATGTAAACCACTAAGCAGTTCAACCATTGTCCGTGATTCGTGTTTCTTGAGTCGTTTTTCGTGAGTCTAGGTGTGATGTACACTTGGGGCAATTTATAAAGTTATTTGAATCTTTATACAAGAAAATAATTGAAGGGTAAGAACCTTGTTTTTTAACGTAGTTATTACCCTTACAAACTGTGCAATTACTTTGATTTTTGGCCATTTTTATGCTCCTTAATGATTTTTTCAAGATAGGCCTCTGTACTCATTTTCTTCAAACCTGCCCGTCTTTCTATCTCTTTATCTACTAATAAAGCTATAAACGCAGCAGGGTTACGATACTCCTTGTCGCAAAGAGCCAGTAATTTATCATAGCTAGATTTTCTAACCGCTACTGACTTCCAGTTTTTTGTGTCCATGTTTTTTCCTTTTTGTTTGTTAAATTTTATAGTCTCTTATTTCTGCCCAACGTTCGTCTGCTGTAAGTTCATTTCGTAATTTCCAAAATATTCTTAATCGTTCTTTTAATGATGGATAACTCTTACCGTCTGGATGATTATCCA